CCCCAGTGCTTCTTCAAGCGCTCCAACTTGGGCTTTATGATCGGGCCCGCGACAATATGAGCTTTGTCCTTGGGCGCCATGATCATGCGAGCGATCGACTCTAGAAGTGGCTTTGCTTCACACCAGTTAAACTTCTCATAGCTAGCGAGGCCTACTCGTCTAACAAATGCGGAAAAAGTCAAATCCTTGTCACTCAGCCCGCCGTGGTTGAGGTACTCGGCGTATGCTCGCTCAAGTGCGCGTCTGCGACGAGCCGGCATACTTGCGATCCAAGACTCAACCGTCATCCGTTCCCCATCGAGGGCCCGCGGGTGCAGGAGGACTTCCTTAAAGGTGTCCATCACTGCCCAGGCGGCTGGGGACGACGTGGGTTTCGCGAGAAAGGCACGCCCAATTAGCGCTTGCATTCTTGAGTATAGGCCTTTCCGCGTCACCATGGGGTAACACCCCGAGACACCAATTCCTGCGAGAACACACTCGCGCTTTTGTCGCTCAAGACTGGTGTCTATCTTGGCGAGATCCCCTTTCTCCACCTCATACAAGCGTCCAGCTTCAGGGACACGGGATTTCTTCGAATTCCGCAACCACGGCACTTCTGACCTTTGCATCGTGATCGCGCCTTTCGGGATATCAACCTTTTCCCACTTGCTCGCTTTTGGTGGTAGGGTGGAAGAGTTCAAGTGTACCCGTCCCGGGTGGCCCTCGGCAACAGTGAGGTTCTGTTGAATTTGCAAGCCCATCGTTGAGACGGCACCGCACTTCTTCAACTTATCCTGGCAATCGTTGCACTCCCGGTGTTTCCACTTGTATTTGCTTTTGGGGGGGGCCTTACCGCAGCTCGCGCACCGTTTTGGATCGCTCAGTGCCGGCGTGCAATAGCCCTTCTTCCCAAACTCTGACTCCAGAGTCCCCTTCTGGGATCTGAGCCCCAAGAGGGCAGCCTTGGGGTTCAGGCTCTGGTCATCAGCATTCTCAATGAACAGGGTGTGGTACGCCCCGCGCAAATCCTCACGTGCGTACTGAGCCGTCAAAGCCCATTCCGCCCGCTTGGCACCAACAAACCCTGTCAATGACTTAGGCTCTAACTCTCTCCCGGGGAGATTTGTCGCGTGTTTAACGCATGCTTTTGGCTGTCTGGCAAGTCCGTTCGCAGACGCCCATGCGCCGACCTCCTCACACGCCTCCCGTAGGAACCTGGGACAAGAGAAGATCCCTTTTCGCGGCACGATGTGCGCTGCCATCTTCATTTGGTAGTACGAGCACGTCCCGTGATGCCCGATAAAGGTCAGAATATAGGACATGTTGCCGAACTGCACCGATGCAATCCAGCCGGGATTGTACTGACCGTTGCTCAATAGCACCGGGTTCAGTGGATCCGGTCCAACCCCACGTGAGACATAGTAAAAACTGTTCCGAGTGAAGTTGAACCGGTTCAACACCTCTGGGTGCAACTCGGTCAGCCCAATGCCCCCCTCGTACTGTGCATCTGAGTGCGCAACACAGCCCTCAGGGACCAGATCCCCGCATGCGTACGCTCGGGCGCGAAGCCGGCCGCAGGTCATGGGGACGTGGTCCATGCCACGTCGGCCTCCGGTTACACTCATTCGAGCAATCCGCTCAATCTCGTCTTCCGTGTAATCGAAGTCCAACGTTGGGGCTATGTTGTGAGTCTTGACAAACTCTACATTTCTATGCAAGTACCTCACGTATTTGGCAGGCATCATTAGCCCAGAGGGCTCGTTGCCGTGTTCTGGACCAGGTCCTGTCGCACGCTCTTCCGTCGTGGGGACTTCGCTGGGTCCAGGTTCATCCATGCGGATGGTATCCCCTGGGGAATTAGGGCTTTCCCCGCTGCCGGTGGTTGGCGCGGTACTGGGCCCTGCACATCCAGGGTCGACCGGGGCTTCGGGAGCTGTGGCTGGTTCCTGCACCACAGCTTCACAGGCGACTTCGGCCTCGTGCTCCGACGTCTCCTCGGTCACTTCGGCTGGGTCGGCCGTGACTTGATCGGCGTACCCAGCGCGGTTCCGCATTGCATGCAGGACACGTCCTGCGGTCTTGCGGACCGCTCCTGCGGCGCAATAGTGCGCCTTGGGG